TAGAGTTGTTTACATTTATATTTAGGTTTGAGATGGAAAGTAAAAGATATAAATTAGTAGATAACGACATATATATTTATTTAACATATAGAATGACATATGAAGAATTCTAATAAACACAAAAAACGAAAAGAGATACCAGTTTACTCTGGTGTTATTAAATATTTCCCCGATGCACTTAAAATGGTAGCACAGGTTAGTTATATAGGAAATCAACAGCATCATCCAGATAAACCATTACATTGGGATAGAAACAAATCCACAGATGAACTAGATGCTTTAGCTAGACATTTAATAGACTGCGGTACACTAGATGATGATGGTATGCCACACGATGCTAAAGTAGCCTGGAGAGCATTAGCAAACCTACAGAAGTATATAGAGAGAAATAAATGAAAATAAATTTACTCGATTTGTTTAGTGGTATTGGTGGCTTTCATTTAGGTTTAAGCCAAGCAGGGTTTAAGGTAAATTCTTATTACTCTGAAGTAGATAAATATGCAATAAAAACTTATAATCACAATTTTAAAAATAGTACTTATGTCGGATCAGTTACAGATGTTCAAGGAGCAGAACTCCCAAGAATCAACGCTATCACTTTCGGAAGTCCTTGTCAAGACTTTAGCCTTGCTGGAAAAAGAAAAGGTATGGAAGGAAGCAGATCAAGCCTTATCCTTGAAGCAATTAGGCTTATCGAAGAATGCAGACCAGATTTTTTTATCTGGGAAAATGTTAAAGGAACATTCTCATCAAACAATCGCCAAGACTTTGCAGCAATCTTGCAAGCGTTTACCAACATTGGGGGTTATAGACTTGAATGGCAATTGCTTAATACAAAATGGTTTTTACCCCAAAATAGAGAGAGAATCTACCTTGTCGGATATGCTCCAAACAGAAGTAGAGGACAAGTATTTCCTATCGGAGAAAATTGTTTCAAGAATATTAAGTTACAAAGACAACAAGGAAATACCTGTACACTCACAACAAGATACGAAGCAGGAGGAAACGGAAGTTACATTATTGAACGTGAACTCGATGCACAAGAAGAAATAAAAGTAAAATCAGCAACAAAAAAAGGATATGAAATAGCAATAACTGGAGATAGTGTTAATTTATCACAACCAAATTCTAAAACAAGAAGAGGTAGAGTTGGTAAACAACAAGCTCAAACATTAGAAACAAGTTGTAATCAAGCAGTTATTAATCCATTAATAAGAAGATTAACACCAATAGAGTGTGAAAGATTACAAGGGTTTCCTGATAACTGGACACTTGCAGAAGATAACTCTGACACTCAAAGATATAAGATGTGTGGTAATGCAGTAACTGTAGATGTAGTCAGAGAAGTAGCAAAACGAATTAAAAAAACATTATATTGGACTTAATAATATTAGATATGCTTATGAATAAACAAATAAAACTATTAGACGGAAAATACTACGACAAAACAGAACTGTTATCTAAAATGCTAGATGATGAATTTTATTATGGCTTTATGAATAAATTTGCATTTAGTAGTAGTACAATAAAACTATTACTAGAATCACCTAAAACATACTATAATGTAATGAAGTATGGATCACCTAAAAGTCAAGCGCTAAGAGATGGCTGGTTAACGCATACTGCTATATTAGAGAATGACGTATTTGAATCACAAGTGTTTATAGATGTGCAAAGCAAGAACACAAAGAAATTTAAAATGGCTAAAGAAGAACACGGTGAAGTATTTACAATGAAAGAAAAGAATGATGCAGAAAGATTAGCAGAAGCATTTTATCGTAATGAACCCGCTATGCAAATGATAAAAGGATGTAAGACAGAATATCCAGGTGTAGCATTAGTACAAGGTCAACCATTTCGTGCTAAAGCAGATGTGTTAGCTAAAGACTATGTGTGTGATCTTAAAACAACAAGTAACATAAAAGGTTTTGAACATAGTGCGTATAACTTTCACTATGACGTACAAGCCTATCTATATACAGAAATTTATAATATACCCGATTTTAGATTTATTGTAATAGATAAAGGATCTAGAGATATAGGTATAAGTAAAGCTGTAAGTAAAGAATTTATACAGAGTGGTAGAGATAAAGTAGCGTATGCGCTTAATGTTTATGCACAACACTTCGAGCAAGACGAACCAGAACTAGACGACTATTATATAGAGATAAACCTTTGATATATTAAGAATTATTAATAATTTAGTAAACTATGAGAGAAACATACAGAATAGCAAAAGAAGTTAAGAAGATAACAGGTATAAACTTCTTAGAGAAAAAAAGACAAACAGAGTATGTAGAAGCAAGAGCTTTCTTTGTACACATACTTAGAAATTATTACAAGCTACGTAATAAAGATATTATTATAATATTTAACCAATTAGGTTTTAATATGGATAGTGCAACACTATGTCACGCATTAAAAATGTTTGAAGTATATGAACATAACAATAAAAGAATGCAAGAATGGTTTGATAATTTGTTTGCTAAACCTGACTTTAAGAATAGAGCGAATACAACTGCTTATATAAAATCTAAACTAAAATACTTACCTGAAGATACTTTAATTAAGATGGCAGCACAGATAGATGCTATGGTAAAAGATGAAGTGTTTTTAGATGAAAGTGAATGGGAGTATTAAAAAAAGTAAAAAAAAGTATTATATATTTGATTAATCAAGTTTTTTCAAGTTGGCAAGAAAGATAATAAGTGCTTACATAGAGCGACCTAAAAAGAAAAGACCAGGTGTGCATAGTAAGAATGCAAGTAGAGGACAAACGGGTTATAAAAAGAAATATAGAGGACAAGGTAAAAGAAATTAATTATGAGTTGGGGTGGTAAAAGAGATGGATCTGGTAGAAAGTCTAAAGCTGATGAGTTTAAGTTATTAGACAAGCTATCACCTATGGAAGATTTATTTATACAAGTACTACACGATGGTCTAAAGAAAGGTGACTATAAGTTTGCACAACTATATGCAAATTACTATTATGGTAAACCTAGAGAAACACAAGACATAACACTAAACCAAGACACACCTTTATTTGAAGTAGTGGTGAAAGATAATGAATCAAGTACAGACTAATGTTATATTTAACCACGCTTATAAATTTCATAGATCAGATAAGAAGATACTAATAGAGCAGGGAGGAAGTAGGTCTGGTAAAACCTTTAACCTGTTAGTGTGGATAATATTCGATTACTGCTTTCAAAATCAAAATCATATTGTTACTATATGCCGTAAGACTTTTCCGAGTTTACGTGGAACTGTTATGCGTGACTTTTTAGATATACTAAAGAACTATGAGTTATATAGCGAAAAGAACCATAACAAGAGTAATAGCGAATACTATCTAAACAACAACACCATAGAGTTTATATCATTAGATCAACCTGCTAAGATACGTGGTAGAAAAAGAAACTTATTATTTGTTAATGAGTGTAATGAAATAGATTGGGATAGTTGGCAACAATTAATATTTAGAACAGAAGGTCAAATAATAATAGACTATAATCCTAGTGAAGCAAACCATTGGATATATGATAAAGTAGAAACTAGAGATGATGCTGTGTTTTTTAAGACTACATACAAAGACAATCCATTTATAGATAAAACACTTGTACACGAACTAGAAAGACTAAAAGAAACCGATGAAGAATATTGGCAAGTATTTGGACTAGGTGAGAGAGCGTTATCAAGAACACAGATATTTAGCTTTACTACAATAAATAAAATACCACAGGATGCTAAGTTATTATCTATAGGTATGGACTTTGGTTATACCAATGATCCGACTTGTGCAGTAGAAGTATATCAGAAAGATCATAATCTATATATTAATGAATTACTTTATAGAACTATGATGACAACGGCAGACATACATAGATTCTTTCTAGAGCATAATAAAGACAATAAGCTATGCTTTGGTGATTCAGCAGAAGTTCGTTTAATAGATGAGCTTAGAAGAATGGGAAACAATATAAGACCAAGCGTAAAAGGACAGAATAGTATTATGGCAGGTATAGACTTGTTAAAGCGATACAAACTACATATAACAGAAACATCTGTAAATGCTATAAGAGAGTTTAGAGATTACAGGTGGAAGAAAGATAAAGCAAATAGATTAACTAACATACCTAATGATGGTGCTGATCACTTACCTGATGCAACCAGGTATGCAACCTATAGTCTAATGAGCAAACCTAACTATGGTAAGTATGCTATTCGTTAGAACCAAGTAACATACTCTGATAGTCTAGAGCTTCACGTTCACTTGTAAATATTTTAGACTTTAATCTACTACCTGCAAACCATAGAAGTAAGAATGAATCTTTAGCTTCGTTAGTAGTAAGTCTTGTTTTAGTTATTTTCATAATCTAAATATAAGTAAAAAAAAGTTATTAAATAATTTTGATAATTAAAATATAGTTATTAACTTAGGGGTATGAAACAAAAACTATTAAACATATCATACGTTGCCGTTATATGGTTAGCTGCAATATTATTAGTCTTACTAGATAATTTTATAACGAATCTATAATGGAGTCAAAATCATTTAGAGATACTATGATAGCGTTAAACCAGGTGTTCGGTCACTATGACTTAGATCTACTTAAAACATTAGATACATCACAACTAGAGGACTTGTTTATACAAGACGCATTTAGTTACCCAACAAAGCACGAACACTTTGAATTACATAAAGACAATATTAACTTTAAAATAATAAAAGAACAGCTTACATCTTCATAATTCTTTTTCATAGAATTTTTTTCATATTAATTGGTTAGTAAAGGGGGTTCGGAGATGGCTCCCTTTTTTTGTGAAAAAAAGTTAAATTTGTTATTATATATTTATGAAGTTATCTATTAACGTACCAACAGATCTAAACGAACTAACACTAGATCAATATCAGAAGTTTCTTAAAATACAAAAAGACAACGGTGATGGTACGTTTGTAGCTCAAAAGATGATAGAGATATTTTGTGGCATAGATCTTAAAGACACATTTAAAATTAAGATCACAGATATGAACGAAATAATTAGAATACTAAACGACTTACTAGAAATAAAACCTAAACTAATAAACCGCTTTGAAATGAATAATACTGCATATGGATTTATACCAGTATTAGAAGATATATCATTAGGTGAATATGTAGACATAGAAAACTATATGCAATCGTGGGATGATATGCATAAAGCTATGAGTGTTTTATATAGACCAATTAAAGAAGCACATAGAGATAAATATAATATTATTGATTACGAAGCTAAAGAAAGCGATGTAATGAAAGATATGCCTTTAGATGTGTGTTTTAGTGCGGTGGTTTTTTTTTACAATTTAGGGATCGAGTTGTCAAGCAATATGATGGATTATTTAACGGAGAACCAGTTGAGCAACCTAACGGAAGGTCAGCACAGTTTTCTAAGCGATGGGGGTGGTATTCAGCAATTTACGAACTCTCTCAGGGACGTATTACAGAATTCGAAAATATCACTAAAGAAAGATTATTAAAATCTTTAAATGTATTATTATATATAAAAGAAAAGAACGAAGTAGAACAAGCAGAATTAAAAAGAAATGCCAGCAAACGTAGCCATTAGATCATATTACTTACTTAGCGAAGCGCTAGAAAGTTCACTATTAAACAACGATATAACTAAAACAGTTACTATAGGAGATGTATCTGATGTAGACTTAGGTAAACAAACTATATTTCCCCTAGCACACTTTATAGTAAACAATGTAGTGTCAACACAACAGACACTTGTATATAATATTACCGTACTTGTTATGGATATAAAAGATACTAGTAAAGAAGAAGAAACAGATAAGTTTAGAAAAAACACAGACGAACAAGATATATTAAACACACAGTTAGGCGTATTAAATAAATTAATACAAAAATTAAGATTTGGCGATTTAAACACTACGGGATATAAATTAACTAATGATCCTACTTGTGAACCATTTGTAGATAGGTTTGAAAATAACTTAGCGGGGTGGAATGCAGATCTAGAAATAGAATTACCTAATGACCAATATATATGTTAGTATTTTCAGATAAGTTTAATGCCAGGTTAGACCAGTTCTTTAAAGCTGTAAAAAAACAAGCTAGACAGAATCTTAGTAAAGGTACTAAGTTACAAAGAAGAAAGCGACCTATTAACAACACAAGAAAGTTATATAACAGTATTCAATATAAAAAGCTATTTGAAAACAAGAATAGTTTAGCATACGGTTTGTTTATGGAAGATTATGGTGATTATATTGATAAAGGTGTAAAGGGTACTAAAAGTAATTATAGGGTAAACAAGAACACACCTTATAGTTACAAAACTAAAATG